AACACATCTGCAACAATATCAAATTCAACTTCAGGTGTAGCAGTTACAACAACTGGTGCGGCTTGGGAATTAGTTGACAACGCAGACCAAACTACAGAAAATGGTGTAGTTTTTGCAGATGCAAGATACCACACAGCGGCTGATAGATTTGATTCAGCAGGAACAGGCGGAGCAGGTACACCAAGTTCTATTAAAGATTTATTAAGTGATTCTTTCTTAGACCCAGATGCACCAAATCCAGCGTTATATCCTAAATCAATTTTATTATGGAACACTAGAAGAAGTGGTTACAATGTTAAAGAATACAAAAACACTTACGTTTCAACTACAAAATACCCAGGTTCAGGATCTACAGGTTTAGGTAACTTGAGATACAACAACGAATCAGTATCATCTTACTATGCAGACAGATGGGTAACTAAATCGGCTAACAACGCAGACGGTTCTGGTACTTTTGGAAGAAAAGCACAAAGAAAAGTTATTACAGCACAGATCAAATCTGAGATTGATACTAACCAAGCAATCAGAGAAGACCAAAGAGGCTTTAACGTAATTGCTACTCCTGGATATCCAGAAGCAATAGCAAATATGTTGAACTTAAATGCTGACAGAAACTACACATCTTTTGTTGTAGGAGACACTCCATTTAGATTAGACGGAAACGCAACAGCAGTTTCTAACTGGTCTAACAACACTGCGTCAGCAGATGACAACGGTGAAGATGGTTTAGTTTCAAATTCAGAATACTTAGGAGTATTTTATCCATCAGGAAAATCAACTGATAACACAGGAAACTCAATTGTTGTACCACCATCACATATGATGATGAGAGTATTAGCAAATAACGATAACGTTGCTTTCCCTTGGTTTGCACCAGCAGGTACAAGAAGAGGTATTGTTGACAACTCTACAGCAGTTGGATACATTAAAGCAAGTACAGGTGAGTTTGAATCAATATCAGTTACAGAAGGTATGAGAGATGCGATGCATACAGCAAAAGTAAATCCAATTACTTTCTTCTCAGGAGCAGGTATAATGAACTTTGGTAACTTAACAAAAGTTGCATCAAGTTACACATCAGCACTTGACAGAATTAACGTTTCTAGATTAACAGTGTATCTAAGATCACAATTAGAAAGCATAGCGAAACCGTTTATCTTTGAACCAAATGATACTTTGACAAGAAATGAGATCAAAGGAGCAATTGAATCATTCTTATTAGAGTTAGCGGGTCAAAGAGCTTTATATGACTTCTTAGTTGTTTGTGACGAAACAAACAATACTGCAACTAGAATAGATAGAAACGAATTGTATGTTGATATAGCAATTGAACCAGTTAAATCAGTTGAATTTATTTACATACCATTAAGAATTAAAAACACAGGAGAAATAGCAAAATTAGGGAACTAATTTTTGAATAAATAGGAGAAACACATGGCAATATCAACACTATCAAAATTTACAGTACCTTTAGCAAACGACCAGAGTGCAGTGTCACAAGGTTTGTTAATGCCAAAATTACAATATCGTTTTAGAGTAATTTTGGAAAACTTTGGTGTATCAACTCCAAGATCAGAATTAACAAAACAAGTTATAGATGTTTCAAGACCTAACTTATCTTTTGACCAAGTAACACTTGACGTATACAACTCAAGAGTATACATGGCAGGTAAACACACTTGGGAGCCTATCACACTTAACATTAGAGATGACGTTAACAACGCAGTTTCTAAATTAGTTGGTGAGCAAATTCAGAAACAATTTGATTTCTTTGAACAAGCATCGGCGGCATCTGGTATAGATTACAAATTTACTGCTAGAACTGAAATTTTAGATGGTGGTCAAGGATCATCAACTCCGACTGTGTTAGAAACATTTGAATTATATGGTGCATACATTGAGTCAGTAAACTACAACTCATTAGCATACAACACTTCAGAACCTGCAAGTATTACGTTGAACATCAGATATGACAACGCAATACAAACACCGCAAGGTACTGGAATTGGATCAGCAGTAACAAGAACATTAGGTACACTTGCTACTGGTGGTGGACAATAATAATTTCCTTCAAAACTATTAAAAAAAGCGTCATTATAGGCGCTTTTTTTATGACTATAAATACAAAGTATGCCGAGCATTAATAATTTTTTACAAGGATTTACTGACGGACTTCCAGGAATGAAAGATTTCCGTCACGCCTCTAGACTTTACCTTGATGACAATTTTAGATTAGCACCTAAAAATAAGTTTTTATATCACGTGGTGTTTGATATTAATGATGCTTCAATACCGCCGAGTATGGGTTCATCTTTTTTACAAAACAACGAAAAAATAGAATTGAATATGTTAGTAAAGGCAATCGATTTGCCAAAATATAATTTTAATATTGACGAAAAAATACAATACAATAAAAAAACTTACATTGGTACTAAAATTGGTTACGAACCAATTAATGTAACTTTCCATGATGATTATGCAAATACTGTCAATGCATTTTGGAAACAATATTATGAATATATGATCGCTGATCCTCTTGTACACGATATGAATCTTAAAACAAGAGATAAAGATACCATGTATGATCCAACAGACAAATTAACGAACACACAATTTGGTATGGATAATGCAGTAAAAAGAAAAGCACCAATGATAAGAGGAATTGAAATTTTTGTATTACACAAACAAACATTTACATCTATTGGTTTGATAAATCCTATAATTGGATCTTTCTCACACGATAATCTAGACCAAGCAGATGGTCAAGGAGTTATGTCAAACACTATGCAAATATTATACGAGGGTGTTGTGTATGGTTCAGGACTTGTTAAAAATGACGGTGTTCCTGGATTTGCATCATTACATTATGATCACGAACGTTCTCCTTTAGATCCACTTGGAAGAGGTACAGATTCTATATTTGGCAGAGGTGGAATACTAGACGGCATTGGATCCGTGATACGTGCAGGAAAAAATCAAAATTATCTTGGAGCAATTTTAGGAGGCATAAACACCTACAACAGAGCCAAGAGAATGAAAAATAAAAAAGGTGCTGTAAAAGAAGAATTAAAAGGAATAGTAAAAGACGAAATTAAAAAAGTTGGTGAGTCAGCAGGTACAATAGCAAATCCAGTTGGAGATTATTCAATAGGAAATGCAGTTGTTACTACTGCGTTAGCCGGTGCCACAATAGCAGGATCAAAAGGATTGATTGACGGAAAAAATAGTTCAAATGTAGTCAACTCTCCTTCTATTGACACAGTAAATTATTTGTCAGCAACTGAAAGTTTTAATTTGTTATCATCTAATACAACTATAAAAAGTGAAATAGCGGCAAGTATGTACTATAAAGATATTGGATCTAGAAAAGGTTTAACAGTCGCAGAAAGTAATATCGAATATAATGCTTCTTCTAATTCTGTTAAAACTGTTTACACATCTAAAGCATCCACGAATATTAAAAAATTAGTTAACGAAGGTTATATAAAGATAAACAGATCAACACAAGACGTATCAATTGCGGCAGAAAAGGCTAACTTATAATGGCAGATGTATATTCAAATTTACCAAGCAAGGCACAAGATAGTTTAAAAAAATCAATTACTAAATTAACTGAAGACAACTATGTTGATCCGTTTTCTTTTAACGTTGGTGAGTATGATGCCGCCATCGCTTTTTTTGTAAAAAGAGGTTTTGAAAGAATGCCTGCAGAGCAGTTAGCATTTATAATTTGTCAACAGGCTAAAATAGATGAAATTAATACTCAAGAAGTTTTAGATAAATTAGGAAAAGCAGACGACCTTAAACTAACAGAAGTAACTCAAATGATCCTTAACGCAAACAGATTTAAATCAAGCAGATTAGGAACTAGGTCAGATAAAAAAGTAAAAAATATTGTATCACGTAACATAGTAGGATAGCACATGAAGTTTGCTAAAGGAAGATACATCCTAAAAAATCAAGAAAAATATGTAGGAACAAAGACCCCAATGTACAGGTCAAGTTGGGAACAAGCATTTATGAGATTGTGCGATGAACATCCTAACGTGGCAAAGTGGGCAAGTGAGTCTATAAGAATACCTTACAGACATCCTATAACAGGAAAATATACAATATATGTTCCGGATTTTTTTATTGTTTACGTTGATAAAACAGGAAGAAAACACGCAGAGTTAATTGAAGTGAAACCTAAAAATCAAATTACTATGGAAGGTGCAGGAAGAAATCCTATGAAGCAAAAACAAGTGGTTATCAATCATGCTAAATGGGAGGCCGCTAATGCTTATGCAAAACAACAAAAAATAAGATTTAGAGTAGTATCAGAAGAACAATTATTCCATAATGGGTCACGTAAATAAAACAAATGACAAACAAATTAGAAGATATATTAAATTTACCAAATGTCAAAGAAGCATTCAAAGAAGTAGACAAAAAAGAACAAGCAAAAGCCAATAGAGATCAAACAAAAGAAGTAATGAAAAATGTTGATCCTGAAACACGTAAAAATCTTGAAAAAAGTTATGCAGAATTTGATAAAATTGCGGCCGCTTTACCACAAGTAAAGGGATTGGGAGAATTGTCAGATCTAGAGTTAGACAAACTGGCTGTGGAAGCAGAAGAAAGTTACAAAAACCTAATGGATTTAGGTATGAATGTAGATTCACGTTATTCAGGACGTATTTTTGAGGTAGCAAGTACAATGTTAAGAAATGCCATAGATGCTAAAGGATCTAAAATAGATAAGAAGCTCAAAATGGTAGAATTACAACTTAAGAAAATGAAAATAGACAAAACAGGCAACGACGACGTGGGTACAGTGGAAGAATCCGACGGTTTTGTGATATCTGACCGTAATGAATTAATGAAGAAACTATTGAAGAAAGACGACAAATAGACTAAATAGTTACAGTATGAGCAATTTAAAGCATTATTTGAACGAATCAGCAAAAGAATACGATTTTAAAATCAAAATCGCAGGCGACATAGCAGACGATTTTGCAACACGTATGGAAACTGCATTACAAAAATATGATATAAAAAAATTATCAGCAGGTAAAAAAACTCCAATACAAGAACATCCTTTAGATTTTCCTCAATTAAAAAACATTCAAGTAAACATATTTGATTTAACTACAAACTATCCTGTATCGGCTCACGCACTAAAAGAATATGTTGCTGATTATATGAGATTATCTCCAGCAATGGTTGTTGTTAAAAAACCGGGTGAACCATCAGAAGAATATCAAGCAGATATGAACAAAAAATCTGAATACAAAAATATGTTGAACACTATTGAAATGGGATCTGCAAGTGATGTAAAACCAGAAGAAATGTTTGGCGATAAAGCGAACATGAGTTTATTAAAAGAATTATTAAAAGACAAAGACGAAAGATATAAAATTGAAAAAGGTAGCGACAGCAAAGTTCAAAAAACTCAAGAGAAAGAGGACAAACCAAGTGAGAGTCCTTTAAGTAAATCAACTAATCCACATCCAGACCCAAAAAGGAAATAAGCCATGGAAATGATTGACGTATTAAAAAAGTTAGAAGAAATTGCAACTAAAAGTCCAGAAGTAGCAAAAGCAATTGAGCAAGTAAAACAAACTAATCCACAGGACGTAGATACGAATGCTGTAGAAAGTGAAACAGCAGTTAATCAAGAACCAGTAAAAGAATACGAAGACAAAATTCAAGAGTATTCAGTTTCAAGTTACAAAGATTTTTTAGCATCTAAAGGTATTAACATTTATAAACTTAAAGGTGACGAACACGTTAAGTATGCAAAAATGTATAAACAAGAAAAAGATTCAGCACACGCAGATGCAACTGCACACAAAGGACCAGAAGATCATAAAACTTATACGCCATCAACGGCAACCTCTCCAGCAAAAATTGAAGACGAAACAAACGAAGGTGGAATGAAAGATTATCTACACGGTGAGGCAGAGAGATTATCAAGAGAAGAATTTTTAAAGAAGCATGGTGAGGACCTAAGAGGTTTTTACAATGCAATCAACGGATCAGAAGACGACGAAGATGATATGGGTGAAGGCAATATGTTCGCTCAAGCAGTACAACAAGCCAAAGCGGCAGGTATGAAAAAAGGCGACAAATTTAAAGTTGGAGACGAAGAGCATACATTAAGAGATAGCGACTTCGAGCAGGTAAATACAAACACTATGGAAAACAAAGACAAAGAAGTTGTAAAAGAAGCAATTCAAATATCTACTGATTCTCCAGAAGAAGCAGGTATGATGATGCAAATTTTAAAATTAGCAGGTGTACAACCTGTTGACAGTGCTATGATTGGTGCTGATGAACCAGAAGCAGGTGAAGAAAAACCAGCACACGGTGAGCCAGGACACGTATGTGGAGACGAAACAAGCGGTAACGAAATGGCAAAATTTAGAAACATGGTTACTGCACCAGAAGAAGAAAAAGCAGATGAAGAATTTGCAAATTCTCCAGATGAAAAAACACAAGACACTGATGAATTATTAAATGTTCAATCAGGAGGCATTAACAAACAAAAACAACAAGTGAGAAAAGAATATCCAGGAGATAATCCACTTGCTGTTGAAGATAAAATTACTGAAGAAGAGTTAGCAAATAGTTTCAGAACTCAATACGAAAACTTCAAATCAGCATATCAAACAGAAGCCAAAAAAGCAAAACCTGACTTTTTAGATATGGACAAAGACGGCAATAAAAAAGAACCAATGAAAAAAGCCGTTAAAGACAAAGAAGAAAAATCAAAATAATATCCACTAAATTTAAATACAGCATATGAGTTACAATAGACTTATGGCTTGGAATTCCTTTGCGTCAGTGAATGATTCTTTGTGGATTGGTATTCCTAAAGTTGCTACAACAAGTTTATATAGATTCTGGAATAAAAAATTTCCAACAACATATTATAATGATAATAAAGAGTTTTTAGAAAGTACTGTTAGTAAAAGTCAAAAAAGTTTATGGTGTGTTTGGAAAGACCCATGGGAAAGATGGCTGTCTGCTGTGTTGCAAGATTACGAAATTAAAATGCATATAGGACAAGTACATAATGGTATAAAAGAACACAAAATTTTAAATAGATATGAGTTAAAAGATATTGCAAACGACATAATAAAAAACTGGCGATTTGGAAGTTCTAATTTAAGAAATAAATCATTTCAACATAGTTCTTTGTATCTTACCAGATATATTACTTTACTATGGTACCTCGCAAATGAAAAATGTATTTGTCCAACAATAGAAATTTATTCTGTTAAAAAAATAAACGAAGCAATAAAAAAGCATTTTAATAAAGACTTTAATAATATTTTTTTTAATCAATCAAATAAAAATAATACGTTACACTTAGAAACTATTTTAAAAGAAAATAAATTTTATGAAAAATGGCAAAAACAATTCCACGAAGACATAAGATTAAACGAAATATTATCAAACGGTGTTAAAACATTTGATATGCAAGAATGGAAAGATAATATAATACCAAAAAGTTATACTCGTATTGATAATGTATATAGAAGAATAAAACTACCACAAAAATTCAATTAAATACATTACTATGGCATATGTAAGTTTAGACAGCGATCAAATTAAGAAGGCGCATAAGAAACACAAATATACAAAAGAACAAGTATTACAACTTGAACAATGTATGGATCCTAAAAATGGACCGTTGTATTTTATGAAAACATTTATGAAAATACAACATCCTACTAAAGGAGAAATGCCTTTTAAACCTTTTGCTTATCAAGAAAGATTAATCGAAGCATACAACTCACACAGATTTTCTATATCAATGTTGCCTAGACAAACTGGAAAAACAACCTGTGCATCAGGATACCTTATTTGGTATGCTATGTTTAGACCAGATTCACAAATACTAATCGCGGCACACAAATACGCAGGAGCATC